CTCCTCCTAAGAAGAAAGCTACTCCTCCTAAGAAGAAATATGACACTCCTAAGAAGAAACCTACTCCTCCTAAGAAGAAAGTTGCACCTCCTAAGAAGAAAGCTGTAGCCGCTAAAAAAGGTGAACCTAAATCTATTGCAGAAGCAAAGCGTATGGGTAAAGCATACTTTATGGGTAAAAATAAAGCTGGGAAACTCGTAAAGAAAGCCGCTGTTACCGCTGAGATGTTGAAGAAGTCTGGACATAAAGACCTACGGGCTTACCTAAACCACGGTGGTAAAAAAGTTAACAAGAAGACAGTCAATACATAATGAAGTTTTTTGATCTGTCTGAGTTTGATTGCTCACATACAGGGGCTAATGAAATGGATGAAGAGTTCTTGGCTTACGTCGAGGAACTCCGGGGAGCCTGTGGGTTCCCCTTCCAAATCACTTCTGGTTACCGCCATGAGACACACCCTGAGGAAGCTCGGAAAGATAGTCCGGGGTTTCACTCCAAGGGTGTCGCTTGTGATATTCGTGTATCAAATGGAGTCCAACGTAGAACTATTGTAGACCAAGCCATTCGCTTTGGGTTTGCGGGTATCGGTGTAGCAAATACTTTTGTTCACGTTGATGAACGCTCCTTGACCCCCGGAAATTGGTCTGACGTACTTTGGACGTATTGACACAGAGATCGCCGTAGAGAGCCAGTAGGTTCTCTCGGCTACCCTCGACTATAAAAAGACAATACCCCCTCTAGAACAGCCTTAAAATGTCTTCTATAGGGTATTATATACGATAAGGAAGGTATATGGAGCACGTAGACCCCCTCAAAGAAGATTTTAGGAAATTCCTGTGGGTAGTCTGGCAACAAATTGAGTTGCCTGATCCTACTCCTCTTCAATACGACATGGCGTACTTTTTACAGAACGGTCCCAAGAAGATTTGCATTGAGGCATTTCGGGGCTGTGGTAAATCTTTCATTACATCTGCATACGTCCTCTGGGAACTCTACAAAGACCCTCAGAAAAAGATAATGGTTGTATCAGCATCAAAGAACAGAGCCGATAACTTCACCACGTTTACCATGAGGCTACTCCACGAGATGCCTGTGTTGGCTCATTTAAAGCCTCGCTCAGATCAACGTCAGTCCAAGGTTGAGTTCGATGTAGGACCAGCCTTGCCTGACCAGAGTCCCTCAGTTAGATCACTAGGTATCACCTCACAGTTAACTGGTAGCCGCGCAGATATCATCGTCAGTGATGACGTTGAGGTACTTAACAACAGTGCTACATCAGACATGCGTGAGAAACTCCTTGAGAGAACCAAGGAATACTCAGCTATCCTTAAACCTCTCCCTAATGCCAAGATCATTTACCTCGGAACACCTCAGACACAAGATTCGATATACAACAAGCTGCCTGAGACATTCACTAAGCGTGTATGGCCCTGCTACATTCCTACTGAAGCTCAGATGGAAGGGTATGGCTCTGATATAGCCCCTTACATAACCACTATATTCAATAAAGGTGATTATGGGATACCATCAGACCCCATAAGGTTTGATTCACAGGATTTGTTAGAGCGTGAAGCTGAGTATGGTAAGGCTGGGTTCCAACTCCAGTTCATGTTGAACACACAGCTATCAGATTTAGAACGGTTTCCACTCAAGGTTAAAGACCTATTGATTATGTCTACAGACCTAGAGAAAGGGCCGATGGAGATCAACTGGTTACCTCATCCAGACAGGATCGCTAAGGAGCTACCCAATGTCGCTATGGCGGGTGACCACATGTATTACATTGCTGGTTCAAGTCAGGAGTTCTCAGAGTACACTGGGAGTGTTATGTCTATTGATCCCTCAGGTAGAGGTAAGGATGAGACATCATACGCAGTAGTAAAAATATTAAATGGTTACCTCACGGTTAGACGCTGTGGTGGTCTTCCCGGTGGTTACGACGATGCTACATTGGATAAGCTTGCAAGGATCGCTGAGTCAGAGAAAGTCAACGCTGTGATCATTGAGGCTAACTTTGGTGATGGTATGTTTGAGAAGTTGTTTCAACCAGTTCTCTTCAAGTATCACAAGTGTTCACTTGAGGAAGTCAAACATTCTATTCAGAAAGAGAAACGAATCATCGATACCATAGAGCCTGTGATGATGCGACATAAGCTGATCATAGACCCTGATGTTATCCTTGATGATTTCCAAAGTGTCCAGAAGTATGAGACATCAATGAAGATGGAGAAGTCTCTCATCTACCAACTAACTCGTATTTGTCATGATAGAGGAGCACTCAAGCATGACGATAGGTTGGATGCTTTAGCGATAGCTGTTGCGTTCTTCACTGAGAGTTTAGCTAGAGATGAACAGGAAGGTCTTAGACGTGAACGTGAAGATCGAAGACAAGCTGAGATACTAAGATTCCAATCACATGCTACTGGTGGTCCCTCTAAGAGATCACGTAAGTGGAATGTACTACATTAATTAATAAAGACTATTTACTTACGCTAGAGTATATGCTACCCTATAACTTAGAGTATAACTTAGAGATTATACTTTAGTTATCTTACTATAAGTTATTACTAGTAGATGTATACTCTAAGAGTAACACATAGAGTTCACTCAGTGGTAACCTGAGGGGATACTTAGAGTTGGTCGGGAACCATGTCGTGCTCCTCCTGATTAACTCTGAGTTACTCTGGTTTATACCCTAAGACCTTTTGGTAGAAAAATCTGTTACCCCTAGATTAGCGTATGCTCATTGGGTTCCCCCCCTTGGCCCCTGCCAAAGCC